ATATGGGTATGATTATTTATCATCAATAACAAAAAAAAACAATATTTTTTCACAAAAAATTAATAAAAAATTAGAATATAAAATTCTTAAATCTGACAATGATTATGATTTTTTTTATAAAAAAATATAATTATTAAACCATATCAGCATATTGACCACCAAATGGTGCTCCACCTCCACCACCACCGCCTACAATTGGTTTTTCAACAGGATTTTTATCTGGATTTTTATCTGGATTTACATATCCTTTTTCAGCGCTAGTACATTTATAGGGTAACGTACTATATTCTACCGCATTTTTGCCAGTATTCCACCATTTTTCAAAATTTGATCGATTAACCGTATTGTCCATTAATATTTGTGTACTTGCTCCAAGTTTTCCATCAACGGCCTGATCCAAAATACAAGGTTTTCCTCCACATAACGCGGACTTAAATTTTGTTTTACATACATCCTCCACATCTGTACCAGGTTCTGGGTCTACAGTTTCGACAAAATGCCACCACCACCGTTGGAACGCAATTATATGTTTTTTTTCGACCGCAGTCCAAGGAACTGTTTCCCCACCTGCTACCACAGGGGCTACTACAGGGGCTACACCAGTCATTGCACATAATTCATCGAATGCCTTCTGTATCCATGAGAAATTACTATCAAGCTTATATTCATTGCCATATTTAGTAAACTTAAATTTTTTACTATCACATTTATATTCTACTGTTCCATCTTCACTTTTCATTATTGACTTAACCCAATCACTAACCCAATTTACCTTAACATAGTTACTTAAAAGTGTATTATTTCCTTTTTTTTTCGTAAAAACAGTACCCCAAAGTAATTGTAATTCCCTGTTGGAGTCTTCACCTGTCAATGCTTCAATATTAACCATCGCTTTTAATGAAAGAGTAAATTTAGTACTATCAAGTATTGCACTGTTACCATCAAAATCTGTAAATGTTTTTGCCACCTCATTTATTCGACCCTTTTTGCTATCATCTTCTTTGCCAATTAAAATTTGATTCAAATTCCTATATTGTCTTTCGGTTAAAATTATTTTTCCCATATCTTTTTTTATTGATTCATTAAAGTCATTATATCATTATCGGTTAAAGTTCCTCCAACAGGTATTGTTGCGTTTAATCCAGATACTTGTGATGTTATGGTTGTGGCACCAACTTTTGGTAATTTTGGTAAATTACAAGCGGCAATAACTGCCTTTGTTCCTGATCCAAGAACTTTATCTTCTTTTAATTTATAGTTTCCTTCTGTTCCAGTTCTTGCTTTAGGAAAATTAACTAAAGTGGCATTTAAAATATCGGCCTTACATTCCTCGTTCATCCTTATTTGAATCGCATGTGCGCATTCTTGAGTGGTTCCTGTTTCACAAGCCCCTCTTTTATATCTAGTTGGTTTTTCTTGTTGACCAACTACTTGTTGAGTTGATCCAACATTAGAAATAGGTGCTTCATAATAATAATCACCTCCAACACCCCAAGTTTTTGATGTTGTTATTCCACTTGAAACTGTTACCGGATCGTCTGTAACAGTTCCTCTAAAAGGTGTGGCAGACATTACGGTATATCCCGTATCTTTTTTATCTGGCGTAAGAAGTTTATATTCATATCCTTGTCCGCTACCAAGATATGGTCCATCGGGTAGTTGTACTTTCACCGTTTGAAGTTTTTCTTCTGTCAATATTTTGTTTTCAGGTATATATAAATTTTTAGTTGCGTTTTTATGCATATTTATAATACGGTCCTTCTCATTTTCATTAATTACAAATAGATTTTTTTTCATAAATGTTTTATAATAAATATAATAAAAAACAAAAAAAGGTGAATTTCTCCACCTTTTTTTTGTTGACATTGAATTTAATCAATAACTCCACCACTTTGTTTTAAAGATAAACAAAGAAACTATTCTTTATACATCCAAATTTTTAAAACATTTTGTCCTGTAAAATAATTATTAAATTGGCAATTTATAATTTCACCTTGTGTTATATTGTATTCATAAATACCCGCACTTATATGTCCCCAAGGAGTGTTATTTAATGTCAAGGTATAGTTTAAATTATTTGGATAAAAATTATAAGTTGACTGAACCCCATTAAAACTATAAACATTGTTAGATAAAAAAACAATTGTATCTGATCTTAATTCTTGATCAAAGTTTGTATTTAAAACCTTTTTAATAACCCAAGTAGTGTTTTTAAATGAAACCACATTGTCAACCGTCGTGGTATCAGTTATAATTGGTTGTGGGTCTAAAGGCATCTGAGGTGTAATATCTTCCTTATAACAAGAAGATAATAACATAATGCTAACCAATAAATAAAAAATATTTTTCATATTATACTAATGTTTCAATTTTGTTTCTAACTTGTTCTCCAATCGTCACCTCTTTAACGTTTGTTAATATTACAGAGTCTTTTAATATTCTATGAGGAATGTGAACCAAAAAAGTATTCCCATCATAAAAAGATAAATCTTGATTTAAATTTAATGCTCCATCAACCATTTTTAAAAAAATTTTAAACTGCACTTGGTCAACAAAAGATTCGCTAAGTAAGGTTCCAAAATTTTCATTTAGAATATTGATAGTATGTTTAAAGGTGTTTTTTATCATATGTTTTTATTTAATACAAATATACAAATAATATGCTTAACTAAAAACTATTTTAAAATTTTTTTTAATAAATCCATTAGTTCTTCATTATTTTTTTGTTGAGGTAGGTTTTCTTTATTAAAATATTTACACTCAGTATGTTCAAATCCGTCTTTAGCATTTTCTAAATCAGGTTCCATCTTTGTTTTACTTTCTATATAAAAAACAAACATATGCCCTTTTTTTGTTCCATCTTCTTTTAATTTATTTATAAACCCAACAAAATCTATTTTTGTGCTCAATTCAATATTTGTCTCTTCATAAAATTCTCTAATGGCCGCTTGTCCTGGTGATTCACCATCTTCTATTTTACCAGATGGTATGGACCAAGTATTTGGTAATGGTTTTTTTGGCGATCTTTTACAAAGTAAAACTTCATCTTTATTTCTAAGAATAACTCCGGCCCATTTTTTAAATTTAATCATAGATATTTATAAATATGAACGTAGTTATAAATAACAACATTTTTAAAGTAATACCATTGTTTACATCAAAAGATATTCAACAAGGCATGATGAGAAAAAAATTTGACGGTAGTTTTGACGGTATGTTATTTTTTATGGATAAAGGTCCTCATTCTTTTTGGATGAAAAATTGTTTGGTCTCTTTAGATATTATATTTATTGATGAAAACAAAATTAACGTGATACAACACCAATGTAAGCCCTGTAAAACAGAAGAATGTCCAAGTTATGAAGGTTATGGTGATTTGGTTTTAGAATTACCAGGTGGAACTTGTGAGAAATATAATATAAATGATGGTGATTTTATAGAGTTTAAATAAAAAATACTATAAATCAAAATTTAATTGTTTTTTATCATCAACAAATGATTGAACTCGTTTTCTCGCAACGTCACAATAATTTTCAGACAATTCAACACCTAACCAACGACGATCTAAAATCTCTGCCGCTACCATACTAGTTCCTGATCCAGCAAATGGATCCAAAACCACATCATTTTTGTATGACAATATCTTAATTGCTTTTGAAGGTATATCTAAACTAAATGTCGCCTTGGTTAATGATTTAGTATCTGCAAAATAATTCCACTGACCAAACACAAGTTCCATAAACTCTTTCTTATCCTTCTCCTCATACACCACTTTCTTTTTTATAGTCCCATCCTCCTGTTCAATTTCAGTAGGTGTTCCCTTCCATTGTGGTTCTCCTTTAATTTTTTTAATGTGTTGTTTTTTATAAGCCAATATTACACACTCTTTAGGGTTATAAATATAAGGACTAGACGGACTCATCCAAGAACCCCAAGCTGTTGTCTTACTTCTGTGTGGTGATTCTTCCTCAAGATCAACAATACCAAAGAATTTAAAACCAACCTGTTTCATTACCTGATAAAATTCTGAAACAAAAAATACTCTTCCACCTCTGCCTTGAACATTTGTTTCGTAAGGTATATTAATTGATACTCTACCATCATCTTTAAGTAATCGGTAAGCCTCTTCTAACCATTCTTTTGTCCACCCCCAATAATCATCCATAGGTAAAGTATCGATATGGGTATCATAATTAATCCCGCAATTATATGGTGGTGATGTCACAACCAAATCAACACTACCTTCAGGTAAAGTTTTCATTACCTCAATACAATCCCCATTTATTATTTTTCCTGTTTCTATCATCTTATTTAAACTATTTCTGTAATTATCTGTGCTAATTTATACCCTGCGAATGCTCCTGCTGCCGCTGATCCAGGAAGAACTATAAACTTACCTAAAATTGTGTCATACTTTTTCCTATTTACAATATACGAAATTAGAACGTAATAAACAATATAGTTTATTAAAACTAAAAAGTCCAGTTCCTTTGCTACAAACACAACAATAGAGTTTCCAAGAAACCCCCACATAAAATTTATGAGAGTTTCTCGTAGTAATTCATTTGGTGTTGTGATTGCGTCTAAAACTGAGATTTCTTTACTAAAACCTGTTTTTTTCTTCAATTTTTTTGATGTGGTGTTCGAGATACCATAGGGCTTTTCTGAGATCCTCGAGTTCGTTGTATTTTCCTTTTTTTCCTGCACGACTAATATATTTTACTGTATTTCCTAAACTAAATCCTAAATCCCAAGCATCAATAACTTTGATTGCCTCGTATTCATTATTTTCTCCCCCATAATGGTTAGGGTGATTAACTTGTTCTATTTTTATCGGTGGACACTGACAAAGTCCGGTTCCTCCACATACACATTCATTATCCATTATTCTTCTTCTCTATATTCTTTTAATAACTCATCGTTGGACATTGTTCCGTATTTACCATTAAGACCATCTATATCAACAAATGATGTCATCATATGTTTTGTATTATATATTTGTTCTGTAAACTCAAGTGATTTAACAATCTCACGTATGATCTTATAAGGATCGGCATTTGATCCTGGTCTTCGATCTTCAATATAACCCTTCCATTCTTTTGCTGTGTCCTGAGGAACTCTAATTGAAGCTCCACGATCAGATACACCCCAACTGAATTTATCAATTGCCTGAGTTTCATATTCACCTGTTAATCTTAGATTGTTGTTTGATCCATAAACCTTAATATGATCTTCATGTCTTGATTCAAATGCGTTGAATAATGCCATGAAGTATTCTTCGTTCCCATCAAGTCTCATAATGTCTGTTGATAAGTTTGTGTGAAGACCTGATCCATTCCATTCACCGTATTTTATTGGTTTAGGGTGAAGTTCAATACGATACTCATATTTTTCAGAGATTTTATATAAAAAGTATCTTGTCATCCAAAGGTCATCACCACCTTTTAATTTACCTTGAGAGAATACTTGATATTCCCACTGACCTAAAGCAACCTCAGCGTTTGTTCCGGTAATGTCAATACCATAGTTCAAACAAATATTTGTATGTTCTTCAACAAAATCTCTACCCACAACATATTCACCAACACCACAATAATATTTACCCTGTGGTTTTAAGTTGTTTTCATCGTGACCTAAAACACATTTATTTTTTCTATCGTAGATAAAATACTCTTGTTCAAAACCAAACCAAAGGTCTTCAAAACCTTCACCAATACTTGATCTCTTATTTGACTCGTGTGTTGTCCCATCAGGATTTAATACCTCACATAAAACATAAACCGTTGATGTCATGTCTTTCATATAATGTCTAACAGGTTTTAAAATAAGATCTGAGTTTCCAGTTTCTGCTTGGTTAGTTGATGACCCATCAAAATTCCACATAGGAAAATTACCATCTAAAAATGCGTTTCTAACTGAATTGTATTCAACAATCTTAACTTTACTTCTAAGGTTTGGCTCTGGTTTATATCCATCTAGCCAAATGTATTCCAATTTGATTTTCATATATTATTATTTATGTATTCTAATATTTCTTCTTCTGATTTTCCTTGATTGAATAGTCGATAAACGTTGAGTGAAAATTCGTCGGTGGTAAATACCGCATCAGCGTCTAGATAATTCATTATGTTATCCAAATTATTAAGGATATGTTTTTTAGAAATTGTTCTTTTATTAAATCCCACTTTGTTTTATTTTTTTAATTCCATAAACCAGATCTCTAACCTTTTTACCCAATTCTGTGTCATTTGGGTATTCCGCAATTAATTCTTTAATTATTTTATATACATCTATTTCTATCATACCATTAATTTAAACAATTAAATCTTATTTGTCAAAATTTTATTGAATCCCATTTTTATTTTGCATTACTTGTTCGTATTTTTTTGTTTGTGAAATGTGCCCCGCAATTCTTCGTTTAAACATTGGAAGTAACGTTTCTTGAATTGGGAATATCCCACTTGATATCATATAAAAAATAGGTCCCATTTTCTTATCAATACTATCAAACGAAGAAAATTTATTAATTATTTTAGAAATTGTCAAATCATTTATTAAATTATCATAAATTAATTCAATTTTTATCATTTGTTGTGGATTTTGTTTGGTTTCTTTTTTCATGATATATTCCCAAACATAATATTTTTTTTCGTTGTCAATATAATAAAAAAAACCTTTTTGGTGTAATACATTTTTTTTATTTCTTTTTATTACCATGTCTAAAGAATCAAACACTATTGTCCAAACAGATTTTGCAACATTAAAATATTCCATCATTCTTGGAGCAGAATATGATAATATTTTTTGAAACTCTTGTAATTCCTCATTTGACATTTCTGGAAGTTCCCTAACTTTAAGATCTTTTACCAGTATTTCATCATCTACGTTTGTAAGTTTTTTGTCGGTATAAACAATCTTATGATCTCTAACAAGCGCTTGGACATTCATTAAATGTAAAGATAATTCAATAAAGCTTGGGTATAACTCTAACTTGTCCAGTTTTTCTCCCATCTTTTGAAAGTAAGAAAGTAGTTTGTATTCTTTGTATTCTTGATCAATTGGTTTTTCAAACATCCAATCGGTGTTCATTAAAAATTGTATTTTTTTTCTTCGTGTCATTAAAAATAAAAATAATGCAAAATATAAAACAAATAAAGGGCTAATTGACCCTCATTACATAATACTCAGTTCCATTTATATTAAAAGTGTCATAATCACCATCGTAAGAATTTAACATACTACCATATCCGTCAGAACTTAAGACTATTTCCGTTAGTTTATCTAAATCAATAAACTCCATGATAAAGTCTTTATCATAACCATAATGATCAATAAACCCAAAAATGTCGTTTTGGTATTCATCAACTCTACCTGTAATTTCATTTTCAATTGAACTTTCATCATATTCACCTTGTGGATCATCATTGATTTCTTGAATTATTTCTTCCAATCCTTCAATTTTTACTTCAATTTCTTCATATTTTTCATCAGGTAAATCTTCACTTTCTAATCTTTTATTAAGTGAATCTATGTTTGATTGGAGTTGTTGAACTTGTTTCATTTGTTGATTTGATAGTTCTAAAGGTATATCAAAATCCTCAGGAGATGATCTAACATAATCATCGTAGTAATCATATAACCAATTATACCATTGTTTATCATCTAAAGCTTCATTGAATGCCCAAGAACTAAAAGCATCTATTCCTGAATCATCAACTAAATTTTCAACATATCGTCTTGCGGCACTATCTGCCTCATCTTCAGTATAAACATCATATTCATTGGGGTTAAACCCATTACCTCCTCCTAACCATTGATATTGTTTTCCGTAACCATAGGTTGCCCCTCCATTAGGATTGATATAATACTTATCTTCAGGAACTTCATTTCCTTCGTCGTCTTCAACCATATCCACATCACCATTTTGATTTAAATATTTGTATAAGGCTTCAGTTCTTTCAGATTCATCGTCTTGATTTTCAACATTCCATTCATCTTCTCTTCTTTTTTCATCCAAGTCTGAAAGTTTTTCATTTAATTTTTGTTGCATTTTAATCTTCCACATAGAAGATCCATAATCACTAACATAACCATCGACTGTAATTCCATTAAGATTTGAAATATTGGTATTAGAAATATCTAATCTGCCCATTATTCTTGCAACACCTGTAAGTGGTCCAATATTTTTATAATTGCTAACATT